TGTTGCTCGAGTTGTCTTGATAGTTCATAAAATTCTTCTTTTGTTTGCTGAACGTTTTAGAAACACTATGTATCAGCTTGCCGTTAACTATGGTGTCTACAATTTTTTTACACTCTTTAGGAAACAGTACAGTTTGGGTTTTGCGTCTGCGCGCCGGCACAACTTCATTATCCGACGCAGTGCTTGCCAACACGCTCTCATACATTTTCAAGACGGGCCTGTAGACCAGCAATACCAAATACGAGTGTTTGTACATTATTTTGTTGGCCAAACTGTCGATCGAGTAATCAATGTCGGCTCGCATGATGCATTTAATCTGGTCAAACAATTCGGTGACTTGATCCTTTCTAAAATCGAACATAAAATTTAAAGGTTCCCATTTACCGCTGCTCTTCAAGTACGTCTCGAGCGTTTCGTTCAAGTTTTCATTTACAATATAGTCTTTGGCGTACACGTCTCGCGCAAACAGAACATCTGCATTCTTGTCGTACACCAATTGTATGGCCCGGTTGATCTTTTTCTCTTCGTCCATGTTGCCGTACAGAAACATTCGTTTGCAACTTTTAGAATATTGCTTGTCGTAAAAATTATGAACCAATATATTGTTGTTCATCATGACATTGGGAAATGTGAGATGACGTCCGTCTATAATGAACGTTCCCTTGATGTCGTCCGACATTGATTTGTCGCCGGCTCTAAACATGCCATCGAGTCGCGTGCCTATGATGACTATTAAACTTTTGTGCAGCACGCATCTTCCTGTATTGTCGACGGCGCAACAAAAATACGATTTACGATCACGTAAATATTTGAGAGTGCACGTGTTGTTGTTTTTATCTACACAGTTCAAGTAGAACGCCAGATCGTATTGATGCTGTATGTCGTCGTACAACTCGTTGAAATCTTTTACCACGTCCGTCATTGTGAGTGATTTGATTGAAACTAGTGATGAGTTAAAATATAATTTTCTTTATTAATGGCGGTAATGAATCAAATTTCTTTGGTTTTCTAATTATTACAGAGCGTCGCTTTGACATTTTCTCGTACGTAATGCTGGGAACTGATTGCGTGACGGTTACAAATATTATATGTATCATTATGGGTTTGAAAACAGGGAGCACCTTAAAAATTAAATAACCGTATAATTTGATACATTTTATTTGTAAAGCTTAAACTAGGACTAGTACACAAGTAGGCAGCAGTGATAAAAACTAATTAACAAAAAAAAATTAAAATAAAGGGAACAAACAATGATTACAAAACAGCTCGTCGCTGTAACTAGAGTACGATTGGCGATAATTTTCACATCTTGTATCGCATTGAGGACATTTTTGTAACACAATCGTGTATCGATCCTTGTGTTCGGCATTCATCCACCAAGCCATTTTTAGTCGTTGTCTCCATACGGCTTCTGTATTGTCGTCAACTTGTTTGTGTTCAAGGTAACACACGCTGAGGGGAACAAATACGCAAATGTTTTCCTGGCAAGGAAACAAACACTCTGAACAATAAACTTGTTTATTGCAATCTATTACGTCGGCTTTGAAACAAAAGGGACACGTCTCTGTAGTAGGACTGGGCGGGCCTTCAATGTTGGGTAACGAAGCCATCCATTCTTTGCGTATGTTTAACTTTTTTTCTTTGTTCAATTCACTTCTATATCTTTTAGAGTAGGCAAAAAATGGCTGGATCTGATGAACTTTATCCATGGCCACAGGTTACTTTAAGTAAGCGTGCAACAAAACTGATGGCTATAGGTGTCGAGTTGCCGTTTTATACTAGCGCATGACCTATTACCCGCAGCCATGCTAGTAACATGCAGGATACACAACAACATAGATAAAATGCTACAAGAGTTTTGCGCTACATACACGTTTAGTTGTATCATATGCTACGATGATGTGCCGATCAATGGCGTGTTGGGTATCACAACGAACGGTGTTGCTGATACAGAAAAACTATATTGTGCCGCGTGTTATAGACGCATGACGAACGGTGACTATTTTAAACGATCTGTCAAGTATTGGTTCGAAAAGTTTCCACCTACAACACGTAACGATATAGACGACTTATTCAATTTACTCAAGTCGTACAAGTCTAGTGATGAAATGTCGTTTCAAGGCAAATTTAAAAAAGAATACGAACGCATCACAAACGGCTCGCATGATGACTACGTAGATATGAATATAAATTTTTAAAGGTTTAATTCGCATACCACATACTCTACGTTAAATTTCTCTGGATACAAAGTATAACCAGGCGCGGTACTGTGTGGCTTGCTTACGATAGAAGCATTATTAGGTGTGTATTTGTAGTAGGTACGGCCTTTGGCTTTGAAAAACGTCAAGTTGTACAGACTGGTCAAGTCGTATTGATATTTTGTGATTCGACCATCAATAATGTTGAGGGGCGGTATACTTGATGTTGTACGACCAGGAATCATGTACTTTGTCATAGTATCAACAATGTGTCCGGTACAATTGTTTATAAAATTAGTGACCAATTCTACAATGTCCGTGTTGCCCTTTGTATAATTGCTATTGACTATTAAATGTATCAACTCGGGTACAACCGTTTGATAGCCATTATACAATTTATGCAACATATGAATAGTCGTCAATAGATTATTTTTACTCATTTGATACTGTTTTAATTCATCTATTTGATCGACGAACGCAATACGTACACTGTCGTATTTGTTGATGTTGATCATGTCTCTAAAAGTTTTGTCTGTTTTCAGTACGTTTCTCAAGTAATATTTCACCTCATCATTAACTGTTAATATATCGTTATTATTGTTAGGCGCATCACTAATGCTTGATAATACAAGTGGTACAGCATTGTAAACGTTTGAAAACATATTATTCAGCTTTGATGTAAAATATATTGTGTCAGATTTGTTTGGTGTTGGGGATATATCCATTAGTTCTACAGGTGGTTCAGGAACGTAAGATGTTATAGCATTGACTGCGTCTACTACAGACGTGTCGATGTTTGTCTCTTCCATTAGCGCATTTGCTTCGCTATACGTAGAAGCTATAGGGGATACGCTTTCAGATAATCGAGTGGAGCTGGTAGATGGTCGTTTAAACTGTCCGTTGGTTGGTCGTTTTTTAGAGGCATCTTTTTTTGATTTATCCTCGTTTTTATTTGAAAACACCATTAGTACACGATTATACAAAGCTGATCGAATTGAGATCTTAATTTAGTATACGGCTTAATAATTCCTGACTCTACTAATTCTTTCTTCGTGTACCGTTTGTTTGTGTATAAATCTTTGTATGTGCCATCAGACTGCGGCTCGTATCTGACAAACTTATCGTATTGAGTCTTGTCCAACACCAATAGGCGGTGACCAGGAAACGACAAGTCATTTTCATTTCTATTAACATTATACACTTCTACAGGATCTATTGGATCAATTTCAAGTTTGATCGCAATATCTTCGTCATCACGTTTTCTTTTATTCGACGGCTGTTCGTCCATTATTTTAAATGTCGCTAAACGTAGAAGACGTGTTTACATTTATACTTAATGATAACATCAAATTAAAATTCGACAAATACATCAATCTCAATGTCTTTGACTCGAATAACCAAGTCCGCTCAGTGTGTATCGGTGAAATCAAGTGTCTACAAACCGATATTGTTGCCGAAGACGCAATGTCCGATTCATCGTTCCCGAGTGAATTGTCGAGTGATATCAACGTATGAGCACAAGTTGACGGAGCAAAGAACAAAAATTTATTTACACGCGACCGAACTCGAAAATTGCTATTTGAACTACAGATATCAGCCTTATTTTTTTGAATTGTTGGACGAGTCAGATATAAATTATTCTGCTAGCTATAACAATTGCGATCGCAGCATATGTGTTGTGTTGTTGCCAAATGAAGCGAGTAAGCCGATATACTTTGGATTGGATAAATCTGGAGAAAAAGATTTACGTGTTATCGAAATGGTCACGTATCACATCATGATGTACATGCGTAACACTACAAATATATTGTTAATGGCCGACGACCAATACATTGATCTAGTGTATAACAACACTAGTGTAGTATTGCTACCGCAAGCAATGACCATCATCTACGTTAATGATGTGCCCGAAACAGATACGGAAGAAATGCACGAATACAAATTGGGTACGTCGCCCAATACGCATGTGTTCAACTTTAATCACATCATGTATAGCGAAGACGCAATGACATCTCAAAAAATATACAGAAGTTTTCTCGTATACAACACTATAATGAGCATGCTGCTGAAACAACACAATCCCTTCATTTCAACAAGTAAAACTATCAGCCAAATAATTAGAACTTTGGGTGTGTGTCCAGCCAACAAGAATATGATCAAGTGTTGCGATCTGGACTATGGTGGAGCGGCGCCGGGGCACGTCATGTGTGCACCAAAAAAAATGATTATTCGCCTATTCAAGTACGCCAAATGGGGCAAGAATCCTATAAACTACAAGCGTTATTACGAGTTGCTCACTAAATCCGAAAACCGTAAACAGATGCGATTGGCAGACGACACAAGACGGCAAGTTACCTCTAATCACCCGTTGAACGTTATACTAGAATGGCACAACTTCATCATGTCGTTTTACCGCTTTTTCTTGCGGCAACAATTCAGAATATTTTTTCCTGAAGGAAGCTAAAAATATCAAAACATTTGGCCCCGTGTCAAACTTTCTCCGTATAAATGGCTGGCCGATACCGGCGCTCAATTAATCAGGCGTCATGTCTCAAGTATACAGATTCAAATTGGAAAAGGTCATCAGCAAAACTGTAGATGCTCACATAAAAAAAGAGCAATCAAAGAAACAAGACCCGATATTGCCCACATACAAGACGACATACAATGTGATTGGGTCACGCAACTATCAAAAATATTATTCAAATAGTTTTGTTCTATAAATACTGATACTAGCACGATATAATGTAACACAATTATAATGGCCACTGTACCGTTCGCAACTTTTGTGCAAACTTGCGCCCTGATTGAACAACAATCCAGTTACATTGAGAAGATTAAAGTGCTTAGAAAAGTGTTTTACGACGAAACGGGCAACCTCACGCCGGACATTGCATTATGGATAGACATGTTGGTGCCGTCCTCCATTTCAAAACGCGTCTACAATCTAAAACAAGCACAACTCGTCAAAATATTCAAATATATTTGTGATCAAATTGGCGACGGCGAACTCATGCCGTCCAGTGGTATCAACATGGCCCGTTGGCTAGCTTTGTCGCACGAGAAGGCAGCAGGAGATAATTATAAAAACATTGATCGTGACGTCACAATGAAAGATGTTGACGATTTTTTAATAGCCATCGAGGCCCGAACACGAAATCCGTCCACTGATTTTTTATTAATCATGGCAAGATGTGACGTTGATTCCAAGACGAGCATCATTCGTCTTGTACAAAAAGATTTGTGTATCAGACTAGGCATCAAACACGTATTAAATGCCATCGACAAAAAGGCATATAATATATACAAAGAATGCAACGATATACGTCTTGTGTTGCAAAAAATCAATAAAACCAACACTGAGTCGTACTCGATGCTAGGAATACCGATCGACCCGATGCTCGCAAAGATCACAAAATGTGTAGGTCATTGTTTCGAGCCAAAACCCACAGTTTACTTGTTGGAGATCAAGTATGACGGAGAGCGTGTACAAGTGCACAAACAAGGCGGTAACTATAGTTTTTATAGTCGCAACCTCAAGCCTACTTGCAAAGATAAATACAGTTGTATAATGGAGTCGTTGATGGCAGCGTTACCAAAAGATGCAGACATGATATTAGATGGCGAACTGGTGGCTGTCGACAAGACCACTGGAGAACCAACCAAATTTGGCACTTTGGGCAGACGAAAGCGATTGGAAAACTCTAATATACAAGTGTGTCTGGTACTATTCGATTGCCTCTACTTGAACAAACCAATAATGCAGTTGCCTTTGGGTGAAAGAAGAGTGTTGCTTGAACAAAATGTAACGCCCGTGGAGAATGCCATCATTTTATCACAGAGCAAATATGTCGACAGTTACGACGAAGTGATGACGGTTATTAACGAACTTATGCAGAGCAATTTGGAAGGGGTTGTGTTGAAAAATTTAAACACCTCTTACAAACCAGGCAAACGACACTGGTTAAAAATTAAAAGAGACACATTTCAAGGAGGCATCATGGCAGACAGTGTCGATTTGGTTGTAGCCGCTGCATGGAACGGTACAGGAAAAAATATTAATCGCATGTCCACATTCCTGATGGTGTGTCGTGATCGATTAACGAATCAATGGAAGACTGTTACCAAAGTTCATACAGGTCTGACAGACTCACAATTGCGCGTCGTTAACGAGCTGCTAAAGCCAAAGATGAAAAGTTTTGAGAAATTGCCCGAATGGCTTCAATCAAATCTTGTGCCTGATTACATTGCCATAGACAT